TTCAATAGCTTGAAGTTCTGTTTGTTTTGCTAATATTTGTTCTTTAGTAATATTAGTTGGGTTATCGTCATACCAAATAATATTATCTAAATCATTATTATGAATAGTAAATTCTGCATTTTTTTTAATTTTTGTAATTGATTGTGCGTAAGATATTTCCATATTAATATAATTTACATCCTCCAAAAGTTAGGTATTGATTTATATAAACAGCTGCACTTGAATAAATATTTATATAATCTCCACTTGATAAATCGATTAACATATTCATACTCATATGAATTTGATTACCACCACCATTGTAACCCCATCTACTTTGTGAGCCAACAGCACTACCATTTTTAGTAAAATAAAAATATGTTCCAGCAGAACCACTTTGTAAAGCACCAGCATGAAAAAGATAAAATCCATTTGAGGGTGCTGTGTATCTACCATTTGATGTATTATAATTTGAACCATCATCAAATAATTCGTCATTAACAACTAAAGTTCCAGAAGCATTAGAAGTTCCTGATCCAGAAGTTATAGCTTGAAATCCATCACTTACACCACCACCTGCTTCAGCCCAAGTTAAACCTCCAGTATTGCCTGACTGAGCAGATAAAAAATATCCGTTTGTTGGAGAATTTGAAACTTTAAGATTAGCTTCATCTACTATGTTATCAGCAATAGTTAAAGCTGTTGCACCAGTAACTTCACCAGAATGAGTAGCATTAGTAACTTTAGCTGTGTTAGCTGTAATAGCAGAGTTAATTGAGTTGGCTAATTTATCTGTAGTAACAGCGTCATCTGCAATTTTAGCAGTTGTAATATTAGCATCTACAATTTTAGCAGTTGAAACTGTACTATCACTAGGTACTCCTAGATCAAGAACATTACCAAATATCTGAATAAAATCTATAACATCTCCTGTAGCAAGGTTGCTAGAAAATGTAATTGTAGAACCACTAACAGTAAAAGAACTATTTGGTTTTTGAATTACACCATTTAAAGATACAATCATAGTTAAAGCACTTTCAGGAGATACATTAACTGATCCTACTTGCATAGTGTATGCAGCTTGACCATTAACTACAGATATTGCATCACATATTTGAAAGTTTCCTATTTGGGGTTGTCTGCCTATATAACTCATTTGGGGTATTTATCCTTTGTTGTTTTAATTGTAGCTTTCCAANCATCTATTCCATTGTGATAGATNTCGTCTAATTGATCTGCAATAGATGGATATTCATCTGCTCTTTTTCTTTGATAATCTTTTGCATCATACTCAGCTTGTACCTCTACCATTTTAGCTTCTATGTCGGCTTTAGAAATAGGTGTTGTTCCATTTAACCAATCTATTTTATTTATATCGTTTGAATGAATTGTAAATTCTGCATTAGGATTTATTTTTTTTATTGCTATATCTATCATTATGCTAATACCTCCATTAAAATTATAGAAGATGCTCCTCTAGTTCTTTGAACTGATGCTTGGTTATCACTTGCATGAGGTCTATTTATATTAAAACCATCATTTCCATTAGCTTTTATATAATATGTTGTAGCTGATGTAGTAGATGGAGAATCTAAAAAAGAACCTGTTTGAACTTGAGCATGATATTGACTAGCATCTGTAGTTCTCCAACCAGCAAATAATCTTACATTATTGCTATCTGCATCTGCAACAAATATATCAGTTGAACCTCTTACTAATTTAATTGCAGCATGGTTATTAACCGAACAAGAAATATTACAACAAAAATGAACTAAAATTTTTGAGTTAGAAGCAGATGGAGTTATAGCTAATGATAAACCAGAAACATCTACCCAACTATTAGAACTACTGCTAGTTTGTGTATTAGTTTTTGATGCCATTAAAACTTGATTAATTTTTCCACCACCTCCAGCTTCTGCCCAAGTCATTCCTCCTGTGTTACCAGATTGTGCAGAAAGAAAATAACCATTAGTTGGAGAGTTACTTACTTTTAAATTTGCTTCGTCAACAATATTGTCTGCTATTGTTAAAGCACCACTTCCAGTTACTTCGCCAGAGTGTGTTGCGTTTGTAGTTTTAGCAGTATTAGCAGCGATTGATGTATTAACTGCGTTAGCAATCTTATCAGCTGTTGCTGCATCATCTGCAATTTTACTTGTAGTAATAATTCCATCTGCAATATCATTAGCAGTTAAAGCTGCTGCTGCAGGAATTTTTCCAATATAAGCCATCTTACGTTATCTCCATTATAGATAATGTTCCAGATAATTTATCAGCTACTGAACAATCTATTTGAATTTTGTCGCCAGTTTCTAATACAACTTTTCCACCAGATAAAAGTTCTAAAGAACTTCCAGATGGAATAGATACATCTTTAACTAACATTGATGTTCCATTTGCAACATTATTAGCACCACCTCTATTAGATGTTGTAGAAACTAATTCTACTTCAGCAGTAATTGCTGTTGTATGAATGTTTGCAAGTACCAATCCTAATACAACTGTTGTTGTACTAGATGCTACTGTGTACATAACATAAGGAGTTCCAGCACTAGCTGGTTCTGCTGCGAATGTTACTGTCTTAAATGTGTTTGCCATTTCTTATTTTCTCCTTATTATTAATTTAACCTAAAGCTATTGCAAGAGCTGTTGGATCGTCTGTGGAAAATCCTTGTGCTGACATTAGGGTTACAACTCTTGATAAAGCTGCTTTTCTGTTTGTACCACCAGCTCCATCATCTACTACAATTAAATCAGATGTAGTCAAATCTGCACCAATATCAGTTCCTCCATCAATATCCATAGCAGCTAAAGGTAAAGTTCCTGTATCACCAGTTCCAACTAACGTACCAGCTGCTGCAGGTAAAACAATTGTTGCTGATGTACCAACTGAATGGGCTTGTGCTTTTAATATTTGACCATGTGAGTTATTTTCACAATTAAATTGAATAGAACCTGGATTGGTATTACCTTTAACAGTAACATGACCTGTACCATTTGGTGTTAAATTAATATCTCCATTAGATACAGATACTATATCTGATATAACTGGAGACGTTAAAGTTTTGTTTGTTAAAGTTTGTGTACCAGTAAGAGTTACATCTCCAACATTAGCAGGTTGTACTACTGTAAATGTAATAGTATCAGATCCTAATGTTGCATCAGAATCAGTAGTACATAAAAACATTTTTTCTGCATTTGTTGATCCTTCTTGGATAATAACTAATTGTCCAGCAAGTTCTCCAATTGCATTAAAGTCTGTATCTCTAGCTGCAGTACCTGAAGATACTACTGTATAAATACCATTTTGTGATGCAGTAGATTGATTTTTAACTAATACTCTGTTTCCAGTAGCAAGAGTTATTCCATCTAACGTATCACCATTTTGTAAATCTGAAGATAATGTAACATTAGCTGTTGTTGCAGCTCTACAAATAATTCTAGTTTTAAGTCCAGCAACAAGATCATCTACATAAGTTTTAGTTGCTGCATCTGAACCAGAAGAAGGTGCTCCTAATCCAGTAATAGATCCACCAGATATTGAAACACTGTTAGCAGCTTGAGTTGAAATAGTTCCTAACCCTAAAGAAGTTCTAGCAGTACCACCATTTTCAGCTACCCATGTTGATCCATTACCAACAATTAAATTACCATCTGTTTTTGCTAAATTACCAATTGCTGTTAAGTTAGCATTAGATGCACCTTTAGCATCTAGTTGATCTTGAATATTTGAGCTTACACCATTTAAATAACCAAACTCTGTATTAGAAATTGTACCATCATGAATTTTAGTTGCTGCGATTGCAGCAGAAGCATTTACATCTGCATTAAGAATTGCACCATCAGCTATTTTTGCAGAAGTAATTGCTGAATCTGGTATCTTAGCTGTAGTAACTTGATCATCAGCAATATGAGCTGTATCTATAGAACCATCTGTGTAATGTTCACTATTAATTGCATCGTCTGCAATTTTAGCTCCAGTAACAGCATCAGCATTTATTTTAGCTGTAGTTACTGCATTACTTCCTATTTTAGCTGCTGTAATTTGTGCATCTGCTATATGTGCAGTATCAATACTAGCGTCTACGTAATGTTCAGAGTTTATAGCGTCATCTGCAATCTTAGTTCCATTTACAGAATCAGCACCAAGTTTAGCAAGTGTAACAGCTCCATCAGCTATATTACCTGCTGCTATAACACCAGTAGGTATTGAGTTATTTGTTTTAGCTAATACACCAATATGTACACTTGTAATAGCTTCACTAGATAAATTTCCTGAATCCCATGTAACATTAACTGTTGTGTTTGTTGAAAAAGATGTACTAGATACAGTACCATATATTGTACCTGGCGTTGATGCTACAACTTTAACTCTACGTCCAGCATGATAAATAGCTGTTACGTTTGTTCCATCAATTGTAAACGATGTAGCTGATGCGTAAGTAGCTGTATAAGTA